CGGGCGCCTGATCTGGAAAAGGTTATGGGCGAGGGGCAATAAAAAAGGCGGCCTGTTATGGGCCGCCTTATTGGTCAATCTCGCGGGGTCAAATCACAACCAGCCCCGCATACACATACCGCCCCGGCGCCGTTTCCTGCAGCAGCGCGACCATCTTTTCGGCTTCTGCCTGACTGTGCACGCGCACGCGCCGATTGATGTCCGTTTGCGATCCGGGCTGAAAGCCGACCGACCAGATCACGCCGTCCTTGCCGGGATTCTGGATGATGACCAGCGCGACGGCCGGTTTCACTTTCGGGGATGGGTTGCGCTGGCCGGCGATGGCTGCCGCCGCGAACGCGATCATGACGAGCGATAGCAGAATGGCCGCGATGGGATGGTTTGACATGGTGCGCACTCCTCAGAAATGGTCCGGATTCGGACCGGGGTCGCCGGCCGCCTGATCGATCACCGTCGCCGTGCTGTCGATCACTTCGCCGGTGCTGGCGTCGAAGTCTACCGCGCTTGCGTTCTGGCCGGCTGCTGCGACGCTATCGAGGCCGCGCGGGCGACGGGGGCCAGTAGGTTGGGTCGGGTCGGGCTGCGAAACGGCTCGGATTGCTTCCTGCGCGCGTTCAGCCGTCACGTCGACCTCATCCTCTTTCGTCACCAACCGATCGAACCGTTCGGACGCGGCGTCGTCTGAATCCGCCAGAGGCAGCACGCGGAAGATGCTGCGCGCCACGGTCTTTTCGGCCATCTCGGAAGGCCACTTGTCCCACACGGCTTTCGTCTGCGCCACGTCGCGCCGCTTGTTGATCGCGGCCATGTCCATGACGAGCCGGTATTTCCGGCCATCCTTGAGCCGCGTTGCGATGGCGTACGCGCCGACCAGTGCGCCGCGATCGGTGCCGAGCTTCGGCGCCTTGTGGCGGATCATTTCCTCGTCGCCGAGCTGATAGTCGAAATCATCGTGCTCGTATACTGAGCGCGCGATCAGGTCGAAGCCGAATTCGGCGGCCAGCTTGCGAAGCCCGCCAACCATGTCGCGGAACTGTGCGACCTTGACCCATACGTCCTGGCCGTTCGGGCCTTTGCGCTTTTCGTTGACGATGACGATGGCGCCTTCGCGCTTGTCCGGCATGAGGCCGAGCTGCGCCGCGCGAAGGCACGCATTGAAGATCGACTGCCGCTCGACTTTCGGGTCAGTGAGTTCCGGCATGTTCTGTATCGCATTCATCGCCACGCGCACGAAGCGATCCGGATCGATGCCTGGCGGCAGGGATTCCGTGATCTGCGGGCGCATCTGCGACACGGTATAGGCGAGGCCGCGCGGGCCTTGCGGTTCGGTGGCTGTCATTGCGGTGGAGTCGTTCACTGGTCGTTCTCCTCTTGTTCGATGAATGCGTCGAGCGTGGCGCACAGGATTTTCGCCTGTGCGACGGTCAGCAGCGCATCGGCATCTTTGCGCTCGCCGCCGTGGTGGTCGTTCTTGTTGATCGCCGTGTCGATGCGCAGCCAGCAGGTTCCGGCGACAGACGATCCGTCGACTGCGACGCGCTCGCCGTAGCGGGTGCACATGGTGCCGTAGGTTGGTGCTTTGCTCACGGGGTTTTCTCCTCATCGTCCGAGTTCGTATCACCGGAAGCGGCCGGCGCCGTTGCGTCTTCGATGGGGATGCCAGCGCGCGTGTGCGACTTCACGAGGAACTTTTGCTCGGCACCGCTGTTCTTGTTTGCGATTACAAGATGAATCTTCATTCTATGCCCTCCCGGGCTGTGGTTATGTTGATTTTTCGGGCTTGGGTTTCTTGACGGTCACGCGGAACCCGCGATACCCGTCACGCTCATACGAAACCGTCGCGGGGCCAACCATGCCGGCCGAGATATTGAAGCCGGGCAACAGCACTTTTTCATGATCGCCGATGCGCTGCAGTATTTCGGCCTTGCGCACTTGGGCTTGTTCGTCTGCATCGCTCGCCGCTGTTTTGAACTGGCGATACTCACGCACCAGCGCAAGCAACTCTGCATCATCCTGAGCAACCAACAGTTTACCGGGTTCGGCGAACTGATACATCCCGATCACAGCCTCCGCATCATCCGGCATGACCGGCGGCGGCGGGTTGTTTTCGTCGATGGATTTCCAGAAGTCGCGGGCGGCTGCGAGGATACCAGCGTGCACCTGCGGATCGGCTGCGCGTTCGATCACGCGAATATCGTTTCCGCCGACCATGACGCCGATGTAGGCACGTTTCAGGCCGGAGACAAGCATCTGGTGCTGCGCCTGCAGTTCGATGTGCGCGGGCGCTTCGATGAAGCCTTCGTCGATTGTCCAGCCGTCGCGGAATTGAAGGAAGTCTACGCATTTGATTTCGAGGATGGCGTCGCCTGCGTCCGGTTCTGGGTGATTATCCGAGCCAGCGAAAAACCCGCCCGTGCCGACGATGCGAAAATCAAACGAAGACCCAACCCGCAGCCCTTCGATGCGCATGTAATCTTTGAACGGGCGCACGGCCCAACCCTGATCTTCTGCGATGCCCTGCGCAACGGTAGATTCCATCCGCTTACCCCACTTCATCCGCTCGTTCTCGACGAACTCCACCCGCGCGCCGGATTTCTTCTCATGCCACAGCTCGAACGCGGTTTTGTACGGCGACAGGCCGAACAGCGCGGCAATATCCGTGCTGGTCAGATCCTCGCGGCGCAGGGCGAGCCAGTGGGCTTCGTTGTCGGGGGTTATGGTTTGGCGGATCATGAGTCGAACCCGAACACAATGCGGACGGCTTCCGGGTCATTTTTCAGAAGCCAACCGTGCTTCAGGTGGATGTAATCCACCCACGCACGGAAGGTCTTGACGCTTTCCGAAAACGGCACAGTCAAGTCGTACTGGACGTGCGTGTGCGGGACGCCACGCCGAGCATCTGTCGCAGAAACGACGGTAACGCCGCCGCCGGATATGCCGCCGCACCACGATTCCGGCGTTCCGCCGCTGGCTTCGATGCGCTTGAATTCGTCGGCATCCAGCACGCCGGTACGATCCAGCGGCTTGTCCCAGCCGGGCCATTCCAGAATCTCCGTAAGCGTCAACCACGAATGCGAGTGATCGCCGAGCCAGTACGGCTCGCTGACCAAATCGTCGCCACGATAGACGCTAAGCTGCAGGTCTTCGCCATCGGCGTTGCAATCCGAAGGAATGCCGCGAGGCTCGCTGATCGGCACGCCAGCAAAACCACGGCCAGTACGAACGCCGGCCAGCATGGCAAAGACGCGGTAATTGCGATCATCCTCGATCACGCCGCCGTCGACGTATTTGCTGTCTTTGCTATAGCGATACTGCAGTCTGCCATGAATATCGGTACCCATTTCGTAATCCCCGTAATCGCACGCGACATGCGTTGCGTTCACCGCAATATTGCGCCGCTCGTCGGGCGATGTCAATAGGGTATTGCGCTGGGGGAAATGATCGGATATGGTGCCCCATCGAACAACCACCCGTGCAAAGGTGCAAGACGGCCAGAACATCGGCGCCGGAGACGTAACCGGCACTCTTAAGAGATCGGATTCGGTAGCTCAGTCTGGTAGAGCAAGTGGAGCCGGTAGGCGCGCAGTTTTACGGTCCGCACTAGGTAGCCGGTTCAAATCCGGCCCGAGTCCGATCTCTTGAGGGTGAATGCGCAGGCTGATGCGCGAATCGTGCGATGGAGAGCTGTTCGGGGCTGGTAAGTAGATGACGCAGGCCGAACAGGTGCGGAAAGTACAGTGTCATGCAGTACGCACACCGCAGCTATAAAACGAGGCGTCCAGTCCACGCCTATCCACGCAAAGCCGGAGATCAGCACCGGCCACCCTCAACAACTCAAACAGCGGAAGGGGTGAGCTAACTGAGCCCCGGTGAGGGCCGAATATCAGTAGCAGCAAAGGCTGGGTCTCCGTGTTACGGCGGGTTTCGGCCCGTTCCTTCCCTGGTGACTTTGCCGGATGCCGCCTCCGTGAAGGTTTTGGCGGTCACCCTTAAACTTTGGAGAATTACGATGTCTGATGTGAAGCCTGATACTTCGCTTTATTCTGCGCTGGAAATGAAGCTGCATGCGCTTGCTAAAGCGCTGAAAGGCAAGCCCGGCGAGCTGTTGGAAGAGATGGATCCGTTCGGCGGCGCGTGGGTGCTGGCAAACGGGAGCGCGACGGACTTCATGGTTCGCCTTGCGAAGGGCTGCGAATACCGCATCAAGCCGAAGCCGCGTGAGTTGTGGGCAATCCGGTTGCCGAGTGGAGAATTATGGGGCGAGAAGGATGGCGAGCCAAAAATGTATCTGAGCGAGCCGATGTGCGCCGAGGGAAATAAAACGGTGCGCTTCGTCGAATCACCGCCTGCCGCTTGACACCACCTTGCGCCGCGCGCAATACTCCAAAAATGACCGAAATCATCAAGCAAAAGAAATTCAACCCGGGGCAGGTCGTCTTGGCCGAGATTGGCATGACGGCTGCCGCTGCCGCGTGTGGCGTCAGTCCGTCAACGGTCTGGCGATGGGCGCAGGACAACAAGCGTGGAACGGGCGGGATAGTCCCGGGGCGCTATCACATGCTGCTCTTGAACGCGGCACGAGATTCTGGTAGCGTCCTGACCGCATACGATCTGGTGTATGGGAGAAGCAGGTGAGTCAAGTCTGGCCCAAGCAGACCGACCGGAGCGCCTTCTACGGCATCCCGTACACGGACAACTTCAAGCTCGATCCGTATTGGGAAGCCGCGAACCTTGTGCGCGTGCCGTTTCCGTGGCGCGCTGTGCTCGCGTGGGACGTGACCACACCGGTCAAGAGTGCCCGCATGCACCGGCTATGCGCCCCCAGCCTTGTCGCCGCGTTCGCCGCGATATGGGCCGCCGCCAAGCAGGACCAGGCCACCATCGAAGCATGGGGCATGCACCTCTACGGCGGCGGGTTCGAGTTCCGGCCTGTGCGAGGCGGCAAGGCGCTTTCGTCCCATAGCTGGGGCTGCGCGATTGACTTCGATCCCGCGCGCAACGGCTACGGCGACACCACGCCAAACTTCGCCAACGTCCCAGCGGTGCTTGACGCATTCGCTGCCGAGGGCTGGACATGGGGCGGCCCGTGGCGTCCCAAGGCGGACGGGATGCACTTTCAGGCGGCGCGGGTATGACCATCGACGCCATCACAGTCGCCATCATCATCGGCATCTGCAATCTGTTGATCGTGCCATTCGTCGGCTACGTCTTTCGATCCGGTAAGGCGCTGGAAACCAAGCAGATCGCGGACAATGCGGCACGGGTCGCGGACAACGCGGCACGGGAAAAGGAGATCACCGCGCTCGGGCACAAGCTCGAAATGGCCGCAGTGAACGCCAAGGCAGGACAGGAAATGACGCACCGCGACAATTCCGAGATGAAGAGCAAGCTGGACAATCTTGAAAGGCTGCTTGCACCGCTGATCGAACGGCTTGGCCTGCACGTTCAGGCGTCGGACTCGCACCGATGACCGAGCCAAATCAGGGGGAAACTCGCGAGCTGATCAAGGTAATGAAAGAGCTGGTCCCATTGCTGGCGCGCGTTGCTGGCACTGAATCAGCCCCGCAGCCAGTGGCCGGAACCAACACGGCGACGATCGCGATCAATGCCGGCGGGGTTGCATCCATCGCGGCCTGTATGATCGCCGCAGTTTGCATGATCGTCATGATCGCGCTGGCGTTCCAGCAACAGAAAACCGACACCCGGCAGGATGCGGATATTCGAGACCTGCGCGCCGAACAGCGCCGCGCCGACGACTATCGCAATCTGCTGTATCGCAACTATCCCGAGCTTCGGCCCGAGATCCTGAAAAAGCACGAAGCGGAGAATCATTGACCATGGGCATCATCATCATCGACGAGCCGCCACCGCCTCCCCCGAATCCCAAGAGCGCGGCCGGCATGACCGACACCGAATGGGCGCAGATGTGGCGCTACGCCTACCAACATGCGCAGGCCCGCGTGTCGCTGATGTATACCGTCAAGCGGTGGTTCAAGTCGAAGCTGATGTGGTTTGGCGGCTTGCTGACCACTGCAGGCGCAGGGCTTGAGATCGCCG